GTCGTAGGAGTCTTCAGTTAAACCACCAAGTTCTGCGAACTCTTGGGACATGGCATCAAAATCAACACCCCTCTCTTCAAGTTCTTCGGCAATTTCTTCAAGCTCACCATCGTCATCTTCGTATTCATATTCATCTTCGTCTTGAGAACCTAACTTCTGTTCAAGAGATTCATAGGCCGAAGCCATATCCTCAACAGTGTTAAACTTCTCAGGGAGCCATTCGGGACGGTCAGACGCTTCAGGGTTATCAAGACCTTCGGCCTTTTCTAACATATCTAATGTGTGCTGACCGTCTTCAACGGTTTCTTCGTATGTGTTAACTGTTTCCATTTTTAACTGTCTCCAAACAGATAATTTATTTAGACTTTTTCTTGTTTAGCCTGTTTAAGTGTTCACGTAGGTTCTTACTACCTGACTTCTTAACTTCGTCTTTAGTGGCTGTCGAATAAGACTTACCATTCCAAGAGAACTTAGAGACACCAGAAGCCTTAGCTTTCTTAAATGCAGCACCAAAAGAGCTACTTTGACTGTTAGAACTCGCGCCCTGTGTCGATTCTGAGGAAGTTTGTGAGGCATTGTCCACACTTATAGCCGTAGCTGCGCCTGTTTTAGCCTTATTCTTTGCTTTCTTGGGGTCAACACCTGTGTATCCAGCCTGACCTTTACGCCCACCTATACCACCACCTTTAGTGTTTTCAGGGATAAGGGATGCTAATAAAGAAGCTGCTGTAATAGCAAGACCTGCTGGCCCTGCGAACCTAGCGGCACCTTTGCCAACTGTGGCTAACCTACCGAGTAACTTACTAGGAACCTTTGTACGCTGTGGACTAATACGATCACCAGCAGGGCCGACAGTAGATGATGAAGCTTTAACTTTTGGTTTAACTTTTGGTTTATCTGTGGCTGTCTTATTGCCAGCACCGAACTTAGGGCCACCAGTACGTCTAACGTCAACTTTAGTTTTCGTAGGCGGCTTACCGCGAGAAGTGTTAACTTTCTTACGCCTGATCTTGGCATTAGTAGAGGGCTTGGACTCAGCACTAAGCTTCTTAGCTTCGGTCTTCTTAGCTTCGGTCTTCTTAGCTTCAGGCTTTTCACTTGCTGGTTTTGCAGGTTTATCCCTAGAGTCCTTAAGACTCTGTAGAAGCTTTTGCTTTGGGCTTAGTGGTTTATCAGGCTTTAAAGTACCAGCCTTATTACCTTTCTTTAAAGACTTAACAAGTTTAGATACCTTTTTTCTAGGCTTCTTAGTTGGTGTTTTATTCTCTTGACCCTGAGCATTAAACTTAGGTGTCTTACGCTTGGCTGCTGCGTCTTTAATTTCTTTTATTAACGCTTTAGCCTTACCTTTACTTGTCTTCTTTGAAGCCGCGTCAGCCTCAATTTCAGCTATCATGCGTTCATCTGCCGCACTTAATTGTATTGCCATTAAGGTTCACCTTGTCCTTGTTTCATCATGCCTTGTGCAACTGGCCCTGCGGCTTTCTCAGCCATTGAGGACATCATCTGTTGCATCTGCTGTTGTTGAGCTTGCTGTTGTTCTGCTTGCTTCTGTTCAGGTGACTTAACTAAACCGTTAGTATCAATACCTAAAGAAGCTCCAAGACGATCAATGTAGTCATCAACATTTAACTCACGGGCTATAATCTCTTGTCCAAGCGGCTGCAAGAACTGAAGTAATTGAGCAAGCTTATTAAGGTCTTGACCACGACCTAGAGCTTCCATACCAGTAACGATCTGAGGCTTAAGGGTGTCTTGAGGGAACTTAGGCATCTTGCCACTCTTCTCCATACGGGAGAGTAGTAAGGTCACTAAGGGGTACTGGAACTCTTGGGAGAGTATGGAGTACACACCACCTAATGCTGACTCAAGTTCTTGAGCCATGTATCTAACTTCTTCAGCAGTAACACGTTCAGCTTTACGCTGGACTGAACTATTCATCAGGAAGCTAAAAGCAAGTCTTTCAGTAATCTCACGGGCTGTATCTTGGGCCACACGGAAGTCGTTAAACTTTTGTAGCTGTAATACAGAAACATCGTTAGCATCACCTGCGGCTATACCACCGTTAGGGGTGTTAGCTATGACTTTTGCTTTGGTAGTACCGTTAGGTCGAACAAGAAACAGCACCTTAGCTGCGGCTGCTGAACCTTCTACAATAGCTTTTGTTAGAGTCTCTAGTGAACTTAAGTCACCTATGAACTCTTCGACATAACCACGACCATAAGACTCCCCATCAATGCGAACCATACGTAGGGACATGAAGGGTGATTTATCCAGTGGGAAAGAACCTTTAGAACTGGGGATAATCTGACCTTCAACTTCTTGATGTACTTCCCACTTCTTATTGACACGTTTAACATTTGTATATAGATCAACAGACTTAAGCTGCGCCTCTTTATTATCTGGTTTAGTTAATAGCTCTTGGACTTCTGTAGGAAGTACCATAGGACTTACTGTTTCTTTGGTAATAATCTCTAGGACATTACCCATTGCGTCACGTTGACATACGTAACGGTCTAAACGGAATACACGAACTCCACCATCTTTAGGCATATGCACTAGCACATTACCCGAAACGATAAGTTGTTTTAAAGCCTCGAAAACTGGCACCCGAACTGCTGTTGCTTCTACTTCGTGCATAGCAGCGCGTTCAATACGTGCTAGTGCTTCCTCTACTTTACCTCGCGCACCTTCACCACCTGCAAGACTCTGAAGATCAAAGTCATCAATAGTCAAGCGGAAGAAAGGAGCGTTAGGTGGGAGTAGGGTCATTAATAACTTAGAACTTAGGTTATTAACGCCACGCGCACCAATGGATTGGAAGGGCGTAGAATAGTAAGAAGAACCAGAGTGACCTTCAGGGGGCATTAGCGTAGGTATTGTTAATACGGCTGCTTCCCTTGCCCTGTGTAGAAAGGGTGTACGGTCACTTTCGAGTTGTGTGTATCGTTTAGCTGCTGCTCCTGTAGTTGGTAGCATAAGCTAATCATTCTCTTGTGTTATGAAATAATATTTAAGCCACTGTAGCCACTGCCGCCAACACCAACGCCTTTGTTGGTAAGCTTACGTTTGCCTAGACGCTTTTTGCCCTTGTTAATGGCAAGCATATTCTTTAGGTTTGAGGCTTGACCTGTTGCACCTGCTGTACCACTTGAGGAAGCAGTTGATTGGTTTGAGCCGCCAGAACTACCACCTTCAGAAGCTTCAGTAGTCAATGCGATTCTATTAGGTGATTTTGCTTTAGGGGAGTTAACAGATGTTGTACCTTCCCTAAAATTCTGGGACGGTGGGCCTGTGTTCGGAAGTGAAGTAGGGACACGATCACCACTATAAGCTTTCTTCATGCCTATGCGGTCTTGCTCTGCTTTCATGTCAGCCTGACTTACGTTAGATGCACGTTGGGTTGCCCAATAAGCTTGATTGTAACTCACATCATCATTGCGATATTTGTCTTTTATCACTGTTGATAAAATCGGAATGTTTGTGTTTTTGTTAGCTGTGGCTCTAGTCTGATAACCTGCATTGTTGACAGGCTTAACTACTTTCTTTGGCCCTGCTGGTTTGTTTTTATTACCATTACCGCCACTGCTTTTGTTGTTACCGCCACCTGCTCCACACATTAGCGACTACCTCCATTACTAGGAATATTTAAGCTAGGGGAACTGGCACCACCAACACTAAGTCCTGTAGTGCTTTTCTTTCGTAAGTTACGTACACCTCGTTTGCCTTTCGACATACGTTTTCTTGCACTAGAGGGTGTCTGTTCCATATCTGATAAGTCCAAACTAGCAGGAGCTTTAGCTGGTGCTGGTGCTGTAGGTGCTGGTGCTGGTTTGGAACTGCCGAATAAACACATTGGTCTACTCCTTGTTGTTAAAATCGTCTTCGGATAACTCTGACAGTTTCTTAATGACACTTCTTTGACCCTGAAGAAACCGAAGTTCCTCAATAGTGATTTGTCGGGTTGGCATAGTGTCAGGGAATAACCTGTCGAGAGTCGCAATGAGTCCTTGAGATATACCCAAGGAATTGCCAAGTATGTTATTTCTCATAAGGGGCTTTACTGTAACGGTACGTTAAAAGGAATTAGGCACATTTAGCGTTAGTTCTCGCTCTTGTGCCTTGGCTAGTATTTGCTTTCGGTCTTTGTTATCTAAATTCTTCCAATCTGTAATCTCACTGGCAGAGCGATAACACCCCACACAAATATCGTTGTCATCTAAGTGACAGATATTAATGCAGGGCGAGGTCATTTTGCTTCCTTGTGCAGAGCATCATCGTAAGCACGACAAGCCTTTTCAGATTTAGATAACAGTTCCATGTGTTCGGGGCTGTACTCTGAGCCTTGAAACTCGTCTGACACAACTAGGCAATCCACGCAGTCCTGTCGTAATAGTTCCAAAGCTAAACCTCTAACTTGGCCCTTCATTCGTATTCCTCTTCTTTCTCTTCTTGGTATAGAACAAGGGCATTGTCGAACTCATCCCAAGAGTCAACCCCGTAGTGCATAAGACACTCAAGTAAGTGGGAGTCCCTTTCTATTAAGTTATAATAATCTTCGTCAACTTCTATGCGTCTTCCCATATCGTCCCCCGTTGGTATAGTTGTATTGCGGTGTTTAAGTCGCAGTTAAAACCTTCCATAATTTCTTCAAAAGCAATCATAAACATCATTTTCTACAGTCCCACTCTTCTTCTTTACAAGCACTAGAGAGTCCACGCTTAATAGCGTCCTTTGGCCTAGTATCTTCACCTAACGGGACAGGAGACTTATTAAATAAAGCCTCCCATCCAGCATCGTAAGAGTCAGTCTTAGCTTTAGTACGAATGGGTAAACCAGTTACATCACTTGTTGCTGTGGGCATGGTGTTAACTCCTATTTAGTTTTTTAAACCAGATCAACAATCTCACAAGAGCCGCCAGAACACGCGAAGGTCTGAGAGCCTACTGTGGTGTCTTCTGCTTCATAGTCAGCAAGCTTGGCCCAATCAATAGCTTTTGGCATGAGAGATAAGAACTCTTCATACTTAGCCTGTTCGCATCGTTGGTAAGGGGCTTGTTGGTAGATATGCTCAGAGTACGGAAGGAACGAAACTCCTGACATTTCATCAAAGTTTTCGTACACATACGCACCTACTGCAATCCACTCATCTGCAAGAACATTAATGGTTACTGAGGGTTTGTGTTCACACCAATGACGTTGATAAGCTAACCAAGTGTCTAGCTGTTCAATGGCTGTGGTGTTTTCTGTCAACACTGCTTGTGCTGGGGACTTCTGAGGAAAGCTAAACACTACTGTCGTGTCTGGCTGGTGGGCGCAAGGCTCCCAAGGGATACCTTGGTCTTTCATAAACTCAGTCAACGGGTCGTTGTATGCACCACGTACTGTACGAATGTAGTATTCGCTGTGACGTGCATGGATTCCTGAAGCAGAGTTAACGAGTTGGGATACTGTTCCTGACGGTTTTACAGCAGTGATTGCCGTAGATACTGCGACACCTAACTTAGCTGCCCACTGAGCATTTACTTCTACTGAGACAGCGCGAAGACGCTCTAGTAGTCCCTGAAGGTCAGGGTTAGCCGTGGTGGTTAAGGGGTTGTCCATAATGCCTGTAAGGGATACACCTAGAAGACGTTCCTCGTTGGTGTTTTCTTCCCACACTTTACGTAGGTATGGGAACTTAGTGTAAGTAGACTGTAGTGTCCCAAGGATGGTGGCTATAGCTACTTTACGTTCTAAGTCTTGTTCTGTGTCAGTAGACCGAATGACTACTTCGGAGAGGTTACAAAATTGGTAAGGTCTTAGTATTATTTCTGAACCGATATGTTCAATGAAAGTCGCAACACTTTCACCAGTTCTCTTATGAACTTCTATACGTCACCGCATAGACCAGACTATATCATCATCCAATTTTCAGGATGTTACGCTTTTCGAGCATCATTAGCTTATGCTCTACTCCTTTTCAGGATAGTCGTTGCACGT